TAGCTCAGTAGGCAGAGCAACAGTGCGACATACTGTAGGCCGTAGGTTCGATTCCTACGATGATCACATAGTTAGGGATGTAGGCTTAGGAGCAGCCATCATCTAAGGAGTGGTAAAAAAAGAGCTAGACTCTTATATAGGGATGGTAGTTACCAACACCACTAAGGCCGATTGAAATATCGGTGAGAAGAAGCCCGCACCTTTGGCGTGATAGCACACCTAGCTTATACAAACCCGTTTAGTTCAGCGGTAGAATATCTGTTTTACATACAGCAGGTCGGGGGTTCGATTCCCTCAGCGGGTACATGAATCATCAATGTTTCTGGTGTAATAAAAAAACTAGAAGTCTTAGGTGGGCTTGCGATAAATGTTATATCATAAAAGAATCTGTATACAAGAAGTGCCGAGAAGAAAAGATTACGAATTGGTATGATATTATGGAGAGGGTATATATAAAAGTTGGAAGTGAAAACGGCGAGGCTTGACCGTGCTCCCTTGCTAAGGGAGAATACTGTAAGTAACGGGGGTTCGATTCCCTCCACTTCCGCACATTTGGGGGCATAGCTCAGTTGGTTAGAGCATTTCCTTGTCAAGGAAGAGGCCGTCGGTTCGAGTCCGATTGTTCCCGCCCTTAGAGGATTTTGCCCTAATTGAATAAGGCAAGACAGATTTTTTAGTTAAGATTTGTGTTTTTCAGATCCTCTAATATGGTGTTTGTAGCTCAATAGGCAGAGCATCCGATTGTGATTCGGAAGGTTGCGAGTTCGATCCTCGTCAATCACCCAATTATTCGAGGTCGTCTAAACGGAAGGACGACAGACTTTGACTCTGTCTATTGGGGTTCGAATCCTCACCTCGGAACAAAATAGCAGTCTAGTTGACTGATTGCTAAAATAGGGTATAATGTTGTCATGGGAAAGAAAATAGATAGTCCAGTACCGTTGCCAGATTTTTTGAATCTGGAGAAAAAATTCACTCCTAAGGAAAAGAACAGACCAAGAGATAAGCATGATAAATCATATATTGCTTTTTGTAAATGGGCTAGTAGACCAAGAGATTTGAGGAAGCCAAGAACACAGATGGAGTTTGAAAAACTTTGGAAACTTCCTATTGGCTATACGACTAGGTGGAAGGATAAAGAGGATTTTCAAGCGAGAAGGCTTAAGTATTTCTGGAATTGGATGTTTGATCGTTTCCCTGATGTTATGTACGGCGTTTATACTCGTGCTGTTGGTAAATCTTCCGCTGACGCTAAGATTTTTGCCGAATTCGTCGGTAAGAAATTAGAGCAAAACAAACCAAAGACACGAATGACCCCATTCATGTTGGTTGGTGTTCCTCAAGAAAAGTTAAGTGGGCTCTTTACTCCTCCTAAAATCGAAGAAGCAATAGAGAAAACTGTCGAAATGGCTAAAGCACAAGACGCGGAGGTTGTTAAATGAGTGACGAAATGACAAACGAAGAGAAGCAACGATTTCAAATTACTCCGACAAAGGAACAATCAGCGTTCATAACTTCAGACAAGAAATTTTCATGTTACTCAGGTGGTTTTGGTAATGGAAAGACTTGGGCAGGGTGTTTAAGAGCCCTTGTTCTGTCTGGTCTTCCAAACAATTTCGGTCTGATAGGTCGTCTTACGTATCCAGAATTGCGCGATACTACTAGGAGAGAGTTCTTTAATCTCTGTCCACCAGAGTATTGGGATCCGAAGATGGGTGGAGAGTGGAGATCATCAGAAAATCAATTAAAGTTTGTCAATGGATCTGAAATTATTTTTAGGCATTTAGACAACATTTCAGAAAAGGAACTTCTTTCGTTGAATATAGGTTGGTTCTTTATAGATCAGGCTGAAGAGATTTCTGAGAAAGTATTCCTTATCCTTCAATCTCGTTTACGTTTAAGTACTGCCACAAGAAGGTATGGATTCCTTGCTTGCAACCCAGAACCAGGCAACTGGATTTATCACCGTTTCAAGAAACCATCAGACGAAGGAACTTTAGATAAGAATTACCAACTAATTGAAGCCTCTACTTACGCCAACAAAGACAACCTCCCGATAGACTATATTGAAACCCTCATCCACTCATTTCCAGAGGCCATGAAGAGAAGGTACATTGACGGAGAATGGGAAGTTTTTGAGGGTCAAATCTTTGCAGAGTTTAACAGAAGAATACATGTTATTCCCCCGTTTGATATTCCTAGTGGATGGGAAAGGCTTGTTGCCATAGACCACGGGATGGTCAATCCTACGTGTGCCCTTTGGGGCGCTATAGACTATGATAACAACATTTACATTTACGATGAGTATTATGAACCAGGGATCGTTTCTAACCATGTTAAGCAGATTTTAAGAAAGTCAGAGGGGCAAGAGATCTCTTTTTGGTTAATTGATCCCTCTACTAGAGCAAGGACGCGTGAAAAGGACGGTATGCCTTGGTCGGTGTTGGAAGAATACGAAGACTATGGTATTTATGCTACTCCAGCCAATAATGCTAAGTTAGCTGGGCTTAACAGAGTTAAAGAGTTTATGAGGGTTGATCCCAAAAGGAAGCATCCGAGAACAAGCGTGCATGGTTCTCCAAGGTTGTTTATTTTCCCAAGCTGTATTAATCTTATAGAGGAAATACCGCAATACCAATGGAAAAAACTTAGGGGGATGGATTCTAAAAATGCCCCAGAAGTACCTAGGGACTTTAATGATCACGCTATTGATGCTTTGAGATACATGATTATGTCGAGATTCCCCCCACCATCAAGAGGTGCTGCTAACCATGACCTTATTAATAGATTACAAAGGAAACAATCTGACGACATGACTAAGCCATTCCCCCGTGGACATAGTGGGGACAGTTTGCTTGGCATGTACGAAGGACCACTGAAAGGAGCTTTATATGCCGACTAAAGACAAAGTAACATTGCACATGCCATTGAAGTTTTGGTCACAAGTAATGGTGACATTAGATAAGAAAATTAGTACATTAGCAGATAATTCTGGCTATGGTTCGGTTAATCTTGAAGTTATAGTTAAAAGAGGAGATGTTCAAGATGTCATTTTTTCTGACAGGGTACAGATCAGACAAACAAAGGAGAACTTGACAAACAAGGATTAATAGGTTAATCTTAACTAATTAAGAAGGCAGATAGGGAAAAACCCACGCCAACCCATTTAGGGGAGGCGTGTTTTTTTATGGACTTATGGATTTGTTGATTGTAATTTTACTTATAGGCTTGGGGATAAGTCACGCATGGATTTATCAGAATCAATTGAAGATTTTAGAAAGACTTGAGAAACAAGAGAGCAAAAGAATATTTAGCTTGCCTAAAAGCACCCCTAACAATATAGCAGAACAAGGTGATGTGCAGATAATATTTGATGAGAATAATCCTTTAGATTTACCGAAAGATATTAAAGTGGAAATTGAAGGGGGAGATGCAGTTACCCCTCCAGGTTTTGAACAGGTTAACCAATGACAAAAACTCCAAAGAAAGCTACTCCAAAAGAGAATGATAAAGAAGTCTCTGAAATAGTTGCTAAACAAGAAGGACAAAGACTAATTTTAAAATGTAACAATTTGTTTCAATATGCCGAAGATTCTAGAAGAAAGCATGATTGGGAATGGCTTGTTAGGAACCTTTACGTTAGAGGCTACCACTTTGCTCGTTACAACAGGAGCTCTAATACAGTTACTTTCGCAAATAGAAGTGGTGTAAGGATACCAGTTAACCTTTTATATGCCCATCTAAGGGCTGTAAGGAACCAAGTAACGTCTTTTAGACCAAAGTGGGAAGTAATGCCAAACGTAACTACGGAATCGGCAGTTGAAAACGCAACGTACTCAGACAAGGTACTTGACTATGTTTATTGGAAGTCTGGGATTAAGAGAGCTATAAAAGAAGTTATTACTCATTCTTTATTATTCTCTATAGGTATATGGCAATTTGACATTAATAAGGATAAAGACATTGTTGTTAGAACGGTTGACCCATACGATTTCTATATTGATCCTAATGTGAGGTCATCTGACATTAATGATCCTGATTATGGGGCAGAATTTGTTATTAAGACAATGAACATGCCCTTGTCTGCGGTTAAAGGCAATCCTCATTACAAGAATACTGAGAATTTACAAGCAAGCAACGAATCTGTGTCTGCTAATTATAAAAGATTTCTTCTTCAGGTTACTAGACAGATGCAAGAAAGACAAAACAAAGAATCTCCTATGGTTCTTGTGAAAGAGTGTCATATTAGAGAGAGATCTGGGGATGACTTTAGAAGAAGAGTTGTAACGTACGTTGACAAGGTAAGTGAACCTTTGAGAGATGAGTATGCTGACGATAAAGAGTATCCTTTTGAAATTTATCAAGGGGATCTTACTCCGTTAGAGATTTATGGAGAGTCTTGGGCTAAGCATTTAATCCCGATTAATAGAGTAATTGATTCTTTAGAGAGTCATGCTTTTGAATATAATCATTTATTTGCAAGAGGAAGATTTGTAGTAGATAAGAATTCTGGTGTCAGAGTGATTGTGAACCAACATGGACAGATAATAGAGAAAAATAGGGGATCTACTGTTACAAGTTTACCGATAGCTCCATTACCATCATCTCCTAGAGAGCAAATAGCTGCTATGAGAGGTTATTTTGAAGATCTTTCTGGAGCACATGATGTTTCTCTTGGAAGAATACCTACTGGAGTTAAATCTGGAGTAGGTATCGCCGAGCTAAGACAGGCTGATGCTACAAACCAAGATGATCTTGTAGACAACCTGGAAGACTTCCTTTCAAGAAGTGGTAGAAAAATCTTGAAGATGGCTGCTAATAATTGGAACACAAGCAAGTTGATAAATGTAACTGGTCTTGGGGGTAAGCCAGAATATTTCATGGCTATTGGAGAAAGAGCATCTAAGACTCAAAAGAAGAATGGAAAATATACATTTGGGTCAATGAAACTTCCATTAGTCGTTATAGGAGCAGATAACGAAGTAAGAGTTAGAGTCGGTAGTTGGCTTGCTTATACAAAACAAGCCCGTCAAGAACAATTAAAAGAATTGTTTAGACTAGGGGCGATAGATCAACAAGCACTACTAGAGCATCTTGAGTTCGGTGACGTTGATGGAGTCTTAAAGAGAACTAAAGAAGAAAGACTGCTTCAACTTAGGGCCAATAGGCCGTCTAACTCAGTATTGAGGATGACTGGACAAGAAATGTCTGATGAAGAATTGGCTCTAGCTGAAAATGAGCTAATGCTTGAGGGTAAAGATCAACCAGTTATGACAGATGATGATCATGAGGTTCATTTAACAATCCACCAAGAAGGATTAGATGATAAAGAGTATGGACACATTATCAGAGCACACATTAACGAACATATTAATCAACAAAGGTTCTCTAGAGGAGCTAGTTCACAACCGCTTCCTCCAGAAGAAGAAGGCCAACCGCAGGGAGGACAACCACAACAAGGTGGACAGCAATCACCTATTCCTTCCCCAGATATAGCAATGATGATGGGAGGACAATGATACAAAGAAAACCAACTATTGTTAGATATGGTGTAAAAAAGACCAAGCCAGGTAGAATCGTTCGTACTGGTAGACAGGTTGGAAAACGAATTACTGAAAGAAAGAGACGGTTAAAAAAGAAAAGGCCTACAAGAAAAAGGCCTAATTAATAAGTGAGGGGGTGAAAAAAATGGCTTCAAGAAATGTATACGTAGCATCTGATAACTCAACAAGCGACGCTCAGGTCCTTGGTGCAGCTAGTCAAGATATTTTTGTTAAAAAGGTAATCTTTGGAACTCCTAGTGATGGTGGAATTACTCGTTTCTACAACAAGAGAGTAGCCACTGGACATGCTAGTGGGATTGGTAGCGTTAGTTCAGACGAACTTGTTTGTATGATTACTCAACCTACTGGTGCTGCTGGTAAGGATTGGTTAAGAGAGTTCGACTTCACAAGTAACGGTAGCGAGGGATTAAGATTAGACGGTGGTTCATTCCACACAGATGAATCTCAAGTTACAGTAATTTGGGAACCTTACGAGAAGAATTGAGGAGGTGAATAAATATGCTTAAACAACATGGAGGAGAAGGCAAAGGTGCTTACAAAGGCAAAAAGTCATCAAGTAAATTTAGACAAACTGGTGGCGAAGGTGCTGGTCACGTTACGTCTTCTTCAAAATCAGATGGTTTACTTAAACCACATAAGGGTGGTTATAGAGGACCAGGCATGGATCTAAGTAAAAAATAAAAGAGATTGTATGAGTAAACATTTAACTTAGGTGCTGTTTACAGTGCCTAGGTGAAGGGTTTACCTTTCAGGGGTCGCCACCTTAGAGCGTAGGGTCGCCCACTTTAGAGGCGTTAGACGTAATTGTAGGTAAAAGGAGGTGATAAATATGACCAATACTCCTACAGAGCCCTCGTCAAGCAATCCTGTAACTCCAGTAACGGAGCCACAGGAGACAGGGGTAGTAGCACCGAGTACGGGCACACAACCCGATCCATTACAAACTGGTAAGCAAGTTACCAAGAAGGATAGATCAGCAGAAGGTAGAATCAATGAACTAATAGCTCAGACAAAACAATTGTCAGGCAAGCTAGAGTCGATGGAGAAAAACACAGCTCCACCGTTAGCTCCTAAGGAGCCTCCAGCTCCTCAAGTTGTAAGAGCTATAGATCAACTGAAAGGTATGGGGTTCGTCCACAAGGATGAACTTGACAACCGAGTTCGAAGCCTTGAGAACCAAATGGTTATCAGCGCAGAACACAGTCGTTTAATGGATACTTATGGCGGCTCAGATGGCCGTCCAAAGTATGATCCAACAGACGTTGAGAAGTATATGCGAGAGAAGGACATATACCAACCTGAAATTGCATACAAAGCTATGCATGAAGCTGAGCTTCTTGATTGGAATATAAAACAATCTTCCACAACACAAACACAAAAAACTTATACAGCACCACCAACCTCACCAGGAGGTAGGGGAAGCCAAGTCATAACCAGAGATAAAATCAAGGAAATGCAGTCTTCTCCAGAATGGCGAAGTTGGTACGAGAAGAATCGTGAGAAAATTCTTACTCTAATGGCTGAACGTAAGTTATAAGACGGGAGGTGAAAATTAAATGGCGCTAGGAACAGACCACCAAACAACGACAACGGGTGCGGTTTTTATCCCAGAGGTTTGGTCGCCCGAAATTCTTCGGGCTACTGAAGCTGCTTTGGTAACAGCTCCTCTTGTGAAGAGATTTGATAGTGATGTTTCAGGTAAAGGAGATACTATTCATGTACCTAATTTGTCTAACTTAACAGTAAGTGATAAGTCAGCAAATACACAGGTTACATTACAAGCTCCGACTGAAACAAGCGTAACTATTAGCATCGACAAACACAAAGAGGCATCCTTCTTAATTGAAGATATTTTGAAAGTGCAGTCTAACTACTCACATATGTCAGAATATACTCAAAAAGCTGGATACGCTATTGCTAAGCAAGTTGATACTGATATTTTGGGTCTATACTCTGACTTAACAACAACAGACGTAGGAACTTATGGTGAAGACATCACAAACAACACCCTATTAAAGGCATGTGAAACTCTTAACCTTAACAATGTTCCCTTCGAGGACAGGGCTTTACTTATTTATCCAACTCAGCTAACAGCAATAATGAAGCTGGATAGATTTATTAAGTCTGATTATTTGGGTGAATACCAAAAGGCAACTCCAGTTCAAACTGGTCCAAATAGTCGTTACAAATGGGGAGATATCTACGGAATACCTGTTTACTACACAACTCAAGTTACACAAACAGCTGGCACACCAACACAAACACACAACATTCTTTTCCAAAAAGAAGCATTCGCGTTGGCTATGCAAGTTTCTCCAAGAGTTCAATCAGATTATATTCTAGAGTACATCGGCAACTTAGTTGTTGTTGATACTATCTACGGTATAAAGACAATCAGGGACGATTTCGGTGTAGAAATCAGATCATAATATGTCGGGGGGCGGGCTTCTCTCTCGCCCCTCGCATAGGAGACTTTATGAAGAATAAATGTATTAAATGTAAAAAACCATATAAAAAAGCATCATTAACAAATGAAGGCTGGGTCTGTCACAACTGTCGTTTAATGATAGGTACGTGGACAGAGAGGGACAAGATAAGGTCTACGGCAAGAATGCCCGATGGGAGCATCCTAAGAGGCCGAGAGGGGCAAAGAATAGTTGATGATAGGTTAAGAAATCAAGAAAGAGGAGAAAAAATGAGGGTTAAATGAAATTGATAGTCTGTATAGCATCAAGAGGGCTAGTACATTCTAGAACAATAGAGTCAGTTCTTAGAAATGTAAGATCTCTGGAGATGCCAGAGTTATTTGAATGGGAGATTGTTTTCACAAATGACCTTCCAATTCCAGACGCACAAAATGATCTTGTTAGACAAGCCTTAAGAAAGAAAGCAGACGCTCTTTGGTTTGTTGAAGAAGATATGTTGATACCAGATGGTACTTTGAAAAAAATGTTTAAATCTAATGCGCCTGTAGTGGCGGTAGATTACCCAGTTGGTCCTAAAAATTATAGCACAATTTGTAAGATTGACGGCAAAATTGAGTGGTGCGCCCTTGGGTGTACTTTGCTTGATAAAAAGGTCTTTCGAATGATAGAGGATCCTTGGTTCGAAACAAATAAGACAATAAAGATTATTGATCCATTAAAAATGAAATACATTATAGACCATGATACTCCAAGTAAGTATGGAGGTCAGGATGTTATGTTTGGTATTAAATTGAAAGCGAGAGGAATAGAAATACAAGAGGTTGAAGGGGTAGTAGCTGGTCATATAAAGATGATTAAAAAAGGAGCAAGGGAGTCAAATAATGGAGTTCATGAAGTAGAAATACGTGAGACAATTGACATGTATCAAAACTATTAAAAAGGAGGTGTATATGGCAAATTATGAAAAAGCTGAAACAAGAGTGTTAGCGGTAACTACAGCAGATCAAGAGATTGATTTTGGTAGACCTCATTTGGATGAAATTTATGTCGTGGCTGATGAAACAACTGTAAGTATTGATTTTGATCAACCAACTGACAGTTCTTCATTCCCTCTTTTGACAGCTAATATTCCGTTTAGAATTCGTGTTAATTGTCACAAATTACATGCGAGAACAAGTTCTAGTACGGCTAATCTTTATGTTATAGGAGTAAGACACGTATACAGTAACTAGTTATGACATGGACACAACAACCAGAAAACGACAACGCTTGGACAGGGGTAGAGTCAGAAGACAATACTTGGTCTACTCTTCCATATTTTCTTGTTGGAAGACCGATAGGTTTATTACTAGCATTAACGTATCATTTTGATACACCACCTACAGATATTTGGACAGATGTAGAGTCGGAAGACAATATTTGGACATAGATATGACAGATAATATTACAATTACAGAAGGACTTGGCGCTAATGTTAAAACAGACAATGTTGGCGGCAATCACTATCAACAAGTTAAGTTGGTAGACGGAGCAGCAGAAGGAACTGCTGCTATTGGTGGTGATGCCGACTATGGATTAGACGTAGACGTTACTAGGCTCCCAGGGACAGTAGAAAGTGATATAACTGATATCGAGGCATTGTTAGATAGTGTTATTTCAGGTTCGGAGATGCAAGTAGATATAGTTGGAGCATTGCCTACGGGTACGAATACAATAGGAAGTGTAAAAATAACTGATGGATCTGAAACAGCAAGCGTAAATACGAACAGTAGATTAGAAGTCTCTATTGCCCAAGATGATGTTGGTATTGGGGGGGGAACTCAATATACAGAGGGCGCTACTGACTCAACTCTTACTGGGACTATTCAGATGGCTGAAGGTCCGTCAGATACGGTTACTCCATTACAAGTTGATGCTTCAAAGCATTTACAAGTAGATATCGCTGCTGACTCAGTAGGGATCGGTGGAGGAACAGAATACACTGAGGGAGATACAGATGCCACTATAACTGGTAAAGCGATACTGTGGGAAGATGGTTCTGACACGCTTAGAACTGTTTCTGCGGCTAAGCCAATGCCAGTTGAATTAACTGATAATTCAAATACTGTAGTTTCTGATATTGGGGATATTAAGACTTCAGTTGAGTTACTGGACAATGCGGTAGACGGCAATTACCTTAATACCAACATGAATATTGCTGGTACAGATGTAGTCGGAGGTGCAGGGGCAGTAGCAGCAGGGGTACAAAGAGTAACATTGGCCTCGGATGATCCAGCAGTTGCTTTACTTGCGACAATAGATG